TATAAAACGGTTGCAGCATATGTAAAAGCGATTATTGACTCGATTGATGAGGAAAAGAGTTTACAGCTAAAGATAAGCCAGGAGGTTAATGCGGAACCTGCGGTAATGGTTGATAAGATAGCAACTCAACTAGCGAAGCAAACAGCTAAGATTAGTGTGACTACTTTACCTCTTTTTAGTATATCTACCAAAACATTTTATCAATACTCTCCCGCTGTAGTTTTTTCTCAAGACATTCCCATGCAAGGACAGGTTTTTCCTAGAAGGACTAGATTTAATAATTACCTAACAGGAGTGTATCAAATTGTTGGTTGGAAGCATAGCTTAGGGCCGTCAAAGGCTGAATCATTATTTGTATTAGCTAAAGTTAACAATTCTACTAATTTAGCACCTATTCCTTCTGAAAGAGCAGAAGACACTGGGTTAGGTTTACGTCCCCCGACACCTGATGATATTTTCACCTTTATTGAGGAAGGTAAAAAAGACAAGGTTGTAGAACCAGAGATCCAAGAAGACTCCGTTTCTCCTGAAGAGGTATATGATTTTATTAAAGAAGGAAGCAAAAAACCAGAAGAGGAAAAGAAAGAATTTATTGAAGCAGAGGTCACAGAAAGTGAGTGGTATACGCCAGAAGAAAGAGACGCGACTCAAGGTGTTCTACCCATTAGGGAAGATGGAACCTTAGATGATCTTATAAATAGAGAAGAACCTCTTAGCGAACTTTGGTATTTACGGAATAAACAAATTGAGGATCAATTAAATAGGATGGGAACCACGGGTAGAAAACGACTAGGAGATGATTAGGTATGAACAATAAAACTGAAATAAGAACTGCGGAGGTTAGAAATAGAACCTTACTGGGTGAGGACGGAACCTTTATGGCTAGAGTCAGTGATTTAGGTGACGCTGATCAGGTAGTATACTATGTAAGTCCTTATGGTAGCGCAGCGAAGGCAGGTATGATTGCTGTACCTGAAGTAGGAACACCCATTCTTGTATGTAGGCCCACCGACTCTAATCACTGGTATTACTTAGGAGCTACGTTTGCCCCAGAGTACATCCCTAGAAATGATGAGGTTCAAGGAGGAGAGTCTTCCGCATTCGCTTCAAGTTCTAAGATAAAACATCCTTTTATGCGTATTGACGAGAGGATGGGTAAAGTTTCGGGTGTGCCCAACAGCATTGTTCTTCAAGGTAATCACGGCCAAGGGTTAACCATCTCTGATGAGCGCGACGGAGTAACTGCTTTTGATGTAAAAACTGAGCTTAGAAGTAATGGTAAAAAAATTACTTTGAATGATAGCCAAGGGATAGACTCAATAAAGCTAGACGCTGGGAACAATGCCTCTATAACGCTGACGCAGAACCCCCAGGACAACCCACAAAAAAGTTCAGCGTCCATCGAGGTGGATTCTAGAGGTCCTCAGATCCATGTCTCAAGAGAGTCTGATCTAGACATGAGAGTTTTGGGTGGGGGAAGAGAGATCAATATCCAAAATAGTGCCAACGGAGTTCCTTGGGGTAATTATCAGCACGCTAATCCCGCCATTCCTTGTGGTAATGTGAATGTACAAAGCGATTATGGAGACGTAAATATAATGTCTAAATCCCCAGAGATTAGCAGGGTATTTATTGAAACCGTAGATTCCACAGGCCAGTCACAACTCATTCAGTTGAAGACTAGAGGTCCTAGTGGAGCTATTGTTTTGAAAACGAATGGCACTCTAGCAATTGACGCTGGAGAAGTGGCTATAAAATCTGTTGGAAATATTTCCCTGGGTTGTGGAGGTCTTTTCAGTGTAGATGCGGGAGCAGGAGTCGCGGTTCAAACCCCTGGAAACGTAGATATAGAAGGCGCTAAAGTAAATCTAGCTCCGGGCTCTGCGCCGATTATTGCAGTGGATCCGATAATCACATCAACAACGGATACACCACTAAATACAAATGACTACTTCGGAAAGGGGTTAGAGTAATATGGCATCATTTGATATAGATACATTTCTTTCAGTACAAGGGCAGACAGGAGCCGGGCCTGTACAAGCTTTGGGTATGGCGTATGGCGTGCCTAGCTGCATGTTGAATCTAGCAAATGATGTACTCAGTTTGCTTCCTACACCTGTACTGGTTTCCATGAGTGTGGCTACACAAGCAGGAAAAGCAAAAGCTAACGAAATCGTACAGAAGCTTTTTAGAATAATTCAGTTTGATTTGGGAATTATAACTTTTGATACTGAGACTGGAACTTTTCAGTTTGGTTTAGACGATGGATGGTTAGGTCTTCAAGGTGTAAATGCAATATCAGAGATTTTATCTCTGGTGAATGGTCTTAGTGCTTTCGGTGCTCAAATATATCAAAATGTTAACGCTGCGGTCGATCAAATAGACGCGATTATAGATTGTGTTGGATCTTTTGGAGATTATCTATCCGCAAAAGACCCTGGGTATGCGGCCAATAATATATCTAAGGAGGAGCGACAACAAAAAGTTTCGGAAAAATATGCAGGGAGTATTGCGGCAGCAAACACAGCGGGAGAGTTTATCACTAATGCTGACGCTCTTCTTGACCGTATAAACTCTATACTAAAAGCTAGAAAAGATGGGATGACGCCGAATTTGGATTAAGTGGTCTAAACACTTCAGCGGCGATAGATCCTGGTTTAGAAGAGGAAGGAACTTTTAGATTAACCTTCGGACCTCCAGAAACGGTTACCGGGCAATACATCCTTACTAAGGATGGGCTATACTATGATTCTCAGTCGGGTGGATTAGATCCTGTAATCACATCAATCTCTGGAGTCGTTCCTGTTGGAGAAAGGTGGAAGTATGACTACGACCCCAATCTAGGAGGGAAGGGAAGAAAAATAGATATTGATTCCTTAAACAAATTCGCTGACAATATCTTTGATCCTGCAAGAGTAGATGACAGCCTTGGGCTCCAAGAGTATTATGATCAAGATCACTTCTTGCAGGTAGTAAAGCAACAGAGAGACAAGCTGGTTTTCGATCTATCAGCGGACCTACAAATATATATTGATGAGCGTGGACCTGACGACTCGATTGTCCTTAACCAAAAGCAACTAATAATTTCTGAAATAGCAAATCACAATGATAAGCTTAACAGGAGAAAGAAGCAGATTGAAGTTGCGGTTAAAGCGCCTCAAATTTATGGAGGAGAGTCTCAACCAATCTATGCCCCAGGAGAAGTTCCAATAAACGATTTCTCTTATCTCGCAGACTATAACTTGCAGGTTGATCTGGAGAAGCAGCGAGCATTAGTTTTTGAGCAAGCAGAAGTTACGGGAATAGTATTGCCTCTAAACCCAAAATTTGTTAGATCTTCCCCAAAACCAAGGTCATTAAGCTATGAGCATTTAAGTGTCCCTACGATAGGTCGAGGAAGTATTATCTATTCTCCTTCGTCAACAGACCAAACTAATGCTACGGTTCTTTCTTTAACTGATAATATTGTTACCGAAGGATTATTTTCAATCTACAACTTTTTAGAGACCAACTTAGAGTTGCCGTCGTCTACTAATTTCACTACAACGAACTGTGCTACGGATGATATGTATAATAATGCTCAACTCGTTGGAGCGTCAAGACAAACAATATTTGCTTCTGGTGTAGCTATCCCTTACCTAGGCGGAATTACTCAAAATAAAACGACCGTAGGGCAGACGACCGCTGCGTCTGCGTTGGGCAGCTTTGTTAGGCTCCCAGATACAAAAGAGTATCAGAACTTAACGTATTCTCCTTCAGGCTTCAGTATGGAATGCTGGGTTCATGTTCCAAACATTACGGATGCAGAGACTGGCTGGCTAAGTGATGGTCCGTCTTCCTTAACAAAGGTTCTTTTGGCCTCGGAAAATGTAGGAATAAAGGAAGGTTTTTCCAATCTTGATAGAATGGGAAACGAGAGGGATTTAGACTTACTACCAAATAACAAAGGTCAGCAACTTGTTCGAGGTGTCGTTTGTGGCTTTACGAGAGACAGAAGAATAACGCAAAATTCTACGCAAGCTAATCCGGTAGGGTATAGTAACAACAATGAAGATAATAATCCAGTATCTTCGTTGAGCTTTTTCATTGCTCCTACCATATCAAGAGATGCCTCGTCAGCATCGTTTATTAATAACGATGAATGCGCTGACTACCCAACATTCCACAAAATGAAAGTTGATTTGTTCTCTACTGCTTTCGGAGATGTATCGTCTCAATTTGTGTTAGTAGGCATTACTTGTGATCCTGAGAAGGACAGAATAAGCATGTATGCAGACGGAAATTTAGTGGCTACTTCTTCTGTATCAGATGTGTTCGGAGGAGGTATTAACGGAACTCCTTCCCTGCCTACATTCAAACAAGCTAATAGCTTTGAGTATTCTTCTACTACTGTGGATGGTCCAAACACCTTGAGAGGTGGCCCTCGCTTGAACGAATTCTACACTCCCTGGATTGTTGGGGGTGGATATACTGATGGTATGTCTTATAGAGGAAACTTCCTTGGAGGGGATCGAGGAGGCATTACAAGCGGTCTCCGTGGGCACGTTGGAAGCTTAAAATTTTACTCAAAGGCACTAGATAGTAGAGAGGTTAAAAAGAATTTTGAAGCTCAACGGGGGTTCTTCAAGAACATTAGAATCTGATGGCAGCTAACTCAACAGTTTTTAGGTACGGTAGTCGTTCAACTAAGTACGAGGCGCAAGCTCCCAGAGCTAAACGTCAGGAGATTTATGGCTTAAGTTTTCCTTTAGGAGTAAGAAAAAGCTCAGGTGGTTTTTTCAAAAAAAATAGTGGGCGGGAAATGATTAAGCAAGCGGTTACCCAGCTTATTAGAACTGAAAAGGGAGAAAGGCTGATGCTGCCTAACTTTGGATGTAACTTAAGAAAATATCTTTTTCAGCCGATAACGCAAGAGTTATTTAATAGTATTCGTGAGACCATTGCTCGATCCTTCAATAACTATATTGTAGGGGCTAGGTTACTAAAAGTGGGGGTTTTTGAGACAGGTGAATATGATGCTGCTGGTGGCAATCAAATAAGGGTTGTTTTGACCGTACAATTATCTACGGATGACCTAGAAGTATTTGACGTAGAGGCAAAAATAAAATGAACTTTTCTGGAACGATCAACTCTGATTTTATGAAGTTAGCTCCCATAGCTCTGAATAGGAGAGTGGATTTAATAAACTTTGCGGCAACAGATTTTTTATCTCTGAGGAATTCTTTAATTGACTATGTAAAAGCAGTCTACCCCGATGACTATAAATATTTTGTTGAGTCTGACCTTGGCATGATGTTTATTGAGTTAGCCGCTTACATGGGAGCAGTTATGTCTATGAAAGCGGACATGCTCGCTAACGAGAATTATATATCCACTGCCAAGCAAAGAGCTAGTGTAAAGAAACTTCTAGAGTTAATAGGCATTAGAATGCGAGGTCCGTTATCTGCGGCAGCAGACGCTCAGATTACCTTTGATGACGACCTGTCTGAGGTAGATTCCGTTTCAATCTCTCCAGCGCAGAGAGTGTTTGAGATACTATCCCCCGAAGACGGAGCGCAGCTAACATATACTCTTTATAAGGTGGTTAATGGTTTAGCGGATCAAGCTACTCGTTCTGCTTCGATAACACTTGATTCTTCAGAAGCATTAGGGGATGAAAAGAATATATTCCAAAACCTGGTTATTCAAGAGGGTGCCCTAGTTGTAGAGGGTGGAGAATTCGCTGCTACCGAGGGGCAAAAAACTATTAGTCTTGCTGATGGGCCTGTGATTGAGGGTAGTGTGGAAGTATTTATAAACTCTCCCAACGATGATTCCAATGGCGCTTACAGTGAAGTAGATAGTATTTATTTTGCTTCTGGAGCTTCAGATAAAATTTTTGAGATTGTTTACGACGAGTTCTACAACGCCACAGTCGTATTCGGTACTGGTGTAGCGGGGGTATCCCCGCCAGATAACGCTAGTTATTTGTTAACTTATAGAGTAGGTGGAGGCACGCGAGGTAACTTGGAGAAGAGGGCTTTAGCTACCGCAGTGGCAGCTACTAGCGGAGCAAACACTTATACTGGAACCATAACTAATACTTCTAAGGCTACGGGAGGCTCTAACGCAGAGTCCATAAGCCACGCTAAAAAGTACGCGCCTCTCACATTTAGACGCCAGGACCGCCTTGTTACTTTAACGGACTACTCTACTTTTGCAAATACGTTTATTAGTAAGTTCGGAACGGTAGGTAAGGCGACGGCGGCAACTAGAAATGCTTACTCCTCAGCGAACACAATCGACATTTACGTCTTGGAGAAGGCCAGCGATATCCAACTCCAACGTGCCACTAGTAACTTTAAGACTCAGTTGCTTGAGGCCATAGAAGAAAAGAAAATGATGACTGATGACGTTGTAATTGTTGATGGTCTCATTAGGACGTTAGATTTAGTGTGTACCATACGGATAGACCAAGAGCAAAAAGAAAATGAGGATGCAATTAAAGCCAAGGTAAGAAATAAGATCCTAAACTACCTGAGTATAGATAATACTGAGTTCGGAGAGGACCTTATAGTTTCTGATCTTAACCGACAAATCTTTGAGGTTAACGAAGTTCGCTTTTCCACATTGGATAATGTAGACCAAGATATCAGGATTGATTTCAACGAAATCATCCAACTAAATAACTTAACAATTAATGTAGAATACTTAGCCTGATGGTAGACAACAGCAAATATACACCAAACCCTAGAAAGTTCTACAAGTCCAATTTTGTAGAACTTCTAGAACAGTTGACCCCTAAGCTGTATATTCAGGAAGACTTAGATTTAAGCGGCTTGGATCTAAATCCCTTATCCAAGGTAATTAATACTCATTTATCCATAGCCAATGATTTTTCTAGTATTCTGCCTTTGTCTTCCGTTGCTGGAACACAAACGAGTAACCTAGGTTCTCTCTCTGGAATAGCACAATACTTCGTAAAGCAGAACGAGCTTACGAAAATAACCTCACAGAGCTTTAGAGAAAAGATTCTGCTCCCCTTAGGAGTCAACTATTCAGACTTTGAAACCAACTCAGAGTATACAGCGTACTTATCTTCAAACCTAATCCCTAAGTTAGTTCCTCCTGGCGTGACCACCCCAGGAACAATAGAAAATAATATTTCTGAGTTATCTGCTTTTACCGATAATAGTGATGCAAGCAGCATTCATAACTATTTAGTAGACAGCTTAGGTTGGATTTACTTCTTGAACACATCTGCCTTGGGGGGATTGGATTATTCCCCTTCGTCTTTTGTTGTAGAAAATTTATCCACACTATTTTTGGGAAACACTCTCGATACTGTAGATGGCATAAAAGGACTCACGGAGTACCTATGGAAAAATGTGGAAGCCTGTTCGTTTGGTCAGTACATCCCAACAGACTTTCTTTCTGGAGCAGCGGACGCGGTGTTAGACCCTTCCGAAGGTTCCGTAGCTACTTATACTAGCGGAACGCAAAAGCTAGATAACTTAAATACTTTGTTGGATGTAATCTACTCTCCTCTAGCATTGGACAGGCAGGACTTTACGGTCAAAGAGGCTTTCGATAACTTTATAGATGCTCAACTAATTCTGGAGGATCGTGTGTCAGACGGACCTTACAGAAAAATTTTGGCGGCTCTAGGCTTTCACTTTGCTGACATCTCCGATCAGGTAGAAAATATTAAATACATTTATGACATTGAGAATGTTGAGCAAGAGAACATCAAGTACATTGCCGATCTCATAGGATTTAAGCTACGAGGAAACCAGTCCGAAAAGTGGCGTCATCAGCTTAGGGTAGCGGTAGACATTTATAAAAAGTCTGGTACTGAGAAAGCACTTCGGTCAGCACTAAATGCTATCGTTGTCAATAGTATATTAGACCTTGATGGTAAAATCGTACCCCTTTGGGAATCGTATGTTCCTTTCTTGATTTGGTATGCTTTGGGTACAGGATCCCCGCTGTTTAAGAGCCTAAGAACATGGACCCCGGAAATAGCTAAGAAGGCGGGGGTAGTTACTTACAGTGCCAGCAGCCTTGAGGACAATCTGAAGTTGGTTACGGACACAATTCTTTTGGATTTGGTGTCGGCGTTTCCTGAAAACTTTAAGTTCTTTGGAGAGGAGTTCCCGTTACCTAGATTCTATGTATTGAATGAAGACGGGTCAAAAGGAGAATTGTATACCGTCTTAGGAGATACTAAGATGAAGCCCTGGCACGCTCATACGGTTACTGGCCCTGGGTATCAGGCTATTCGTAGACAGGCCATAGACTTCGGAGAAGAGGCTCTTTGGGATCGCGCTGTAGGCCCAGGGCCTTTCGGAGAAGGAGTTTACATGGCGGGTAAGCGTCACCCTATAGGTTTGGAGAGGCCAACGTACTTGTTATTTGAGGGTGACCCGGAGTTCTTGTTCAACTATAGAGGAAAGGTTAACTACCCCATTCCTCCTTTTGAGGAAGTAAAATATTACAGAGACTCTTCGGTAACAAAACCTTTAACGGATCTTCTTGTAGACCGTCTGAAGTGTTTTAAGGTAGATCCAGATTTTGCGGATCAGGTGGGAGAGTTCATTGTTAGTAGTGCGGTTACTGACGATAGCAACATTGGATCTCTCAATGAGTTTTTAATGTTCTTTAGTTCTGTCCAACACCCACCAAACTACGACGATGTTCTCCTCAGCATATCTGATTACGAGAAAAACTTACTTAGCTTGTGGAACGGCAAGTCTTCTCACATCTTTTTAGATTTTGATGATGCTAGTTTTGATTTTAGAAACGCAACTTTAGAAGCAGATTCTAAGTATGCATTGTATGAAACTGCTAGGGTAGCTCAAGAATATTCTCCTGCACACACCATACCTAGAGTGAACCTGAATGCTAGTGCTATTGACGAGTTTTTAGTCTCGGCTACAAACTTTGCTTATGCGAGCTTTGATGAGTCAGACACTAGAGCAGGTTATTCTTCTGGATCCGTATTAGGAAACGCAGAAATTAGCGGCGTGTCTATAACCTCTGACCCAGGCCGAGATGGGTTTAGCACGTTCAAGCGGAGTCAAGTGGACGGCATGGACACGGAACTAAGCTCCACGGCCAGTATCGTTGGTCCAGCCCGAAGGGCGCTTAGAAGAAGAAACTTTAAGTATGTTCTTCCAAAAGAAGGGTACTACGATAGAACGGGGTTCAATGGACCTGTAAGCTACGATCCTTCTATGTTGGAGAGATCCCTGGCAAGTTCTTTAGGTGAGCTTACGCTGGGTTATGTGGCTTCTGCGGGCAAGTTCTTTCCCGTGCAAGACCATACTAATGTTTCTGGGGTGTGGCACATCTGCGAAGGCTTAGAGTCCACCAATACATTCTCTGGTGTAGACACAAGTAATACATTCCCGTACAGGGGTTTGCGTAGCCTAGGATCTGATGCAAAGAAGCCTGAGATTTCTTCCGATACAGATCGGTATGTGGACCGAGGACAGACACCACAAATAATTAAGGCTATGCACGCTCTCTTGGAGAAGAAAGCAAAAACTTATGCCGAATTACAGGTGTCTCAGGACCTTTCTTCTTTCTCAAATGATTCTTATTGGAAAGACCAAGTACAAAGCTTTACCAATTCAGCCATAGCCAGTGGTTATGTCATCAACTCTTTCTCAGACTATGAAAACTTTAGCTTCGGTAGGGGCCTTCAGAGTCTATACAAGGATTATTGTAAAAACTTTAGGCAACATAGCCTAGGCCCAACGATTCAAGAAAAAACAGGGGGAAACATTTTTGCACATGTTTTTGGTAAAGCTCTCTACAACTCAGACTTTAAAGTGGTTGGGGAGAATGGGAGTCCGTTTATTCAAACAGCCTTGAGAGATGTTTTTCCAATCAACAATGTTTTCGTGTGGTCTGATGCTGCCGCAGACACGATCACAGCAAGCAGCTTAAACCAAGCCGTAGTTCCTCTCGTTGGGAGCTATGTTTCTGGAGAGGCTTTTGATTTTAGAAACGCAACCATCCTGAGTGGGATTGAGTTTTGTGATATTTCTGGCGCTCCTAGTAGAAACGAATTTAGAATAATTAATTTATCTTCAGACGTAGCTGTTCCAGGGGCACAAAATTATTTTATTAACAACCCGGTAATCAAGTGCAAGTCTGTTGGGGGATTACCAAGAATTAGGTTTGACGTATCCTCTTACGGAGATATGCCAAACCAACTAACTCCACAGCACAAATTTACTTTGAACGTAAAAGCTTTGGTGGCGGACGAAACTCGACCAGAGTTAGGTGGGGGTAGGTTAGGTGTTTGGATTCATACGGAGCCTAAAGAGGATCTAATGTGGTCTTGGACTCCAGACGGGAAATGGACGCCGACAAGGATGAGTAATTTAAGTATCAACCAAGTTACAAAAACTTTATGTCATACCTACTCATTCCCTAAAACACTTCCTGAACAAGATCTTAGAGAGTATTGTTTGAATTCTGTTGAGGCTACAGAAAACCTAGTAAACAACAAGTCTGTTATTCTTTTAAAAGAAGAATACTTCAGAGACTTTAAAGTAGAGTTTGACACAAGGAATTTTACGATATTCAATAACTATGAATACAAAAAGATTATACCTAAAACAGAAAGCCAATTTAAACTGACAGACCAAGTTCATAAAGACCGCAATTATGTGGTTGAGGTTTTCTTCTTGCCTAATAATGATGAATCAAAATACTTACTTATTGATTCCATAGATCTTGAAGATTCGACCCTAAGATACGAGGCGGGTATTTCCACTGGGCTAGGTTTAGAGACTAGCGGTAGGCCCCTTATTCCTTTTGTTTCTGAGTACAAATACGAACTTAATAAACAGGAGCTTGCAAGCGTGTTAAGTTTCTATAATGGATTAACGGGACAAAGGGCAGGAGAGAATACTACCACGTTAGCTTCTAGAGATGCAAGCGTAACGTCAGGTACTTTAGAACTAAGTGGCGGTAGTAGAATATCTTACAGAGTTCAGCCTGAATGGGTAACCCATACCGAAGGGGCTAATGGAAACTATACACAAGTGGAGTTTGATAACTGATGAGAGGCGAAGTAGAAGTTTGGAGTGGAGATGATTTAATCCTTAAGGAAGCGAATATGCTGACTGACGGTGCGGGAGAACTACTGGCTGATATTATGACGGTATCCCCCTCTTTAGCCACTATAGCTGATCCTGCAACGCAAGCGATCTTGGATGCTTCAAACTACACGATCCAGGCCATTTCCTTTGGCACGGGACCTGACGCTTTTCGGTCTAATGCTCATGCCAAAGACGACGATTGGGAGGCGCTTTACGCCTTAGTGTCTGGAAATATATACAATAATGATTCAGCGAATGTGGTGTTACTTCAAACTAATAGAGGAGACAAAAATGAGAGCTCTACCAATCAGCCAGTAGATGCAGGGTTCCCAACGCCCCCAGACCCGGAAAAAACAAAATTAGAAGAAGATACTAACTTATCTTCTTTAGTTTCTTATTCTGAACAAGAAATAAGCATTAGCTCTGTTGTTCCTGGAAACGGGCAACTAACAAATTTTCTTCCTTTCTTGAATATGTCTTCGACCCTATCTTCTACAGAGCTTAGTGGCCCGAACATTATCCAAGCAGCCTCTTTACTTGGTTGTTTTCCTGAAGGAGTTAGTGTTTCTTATCCAGTGGGCAATAAAAATAGAGTTTTTTATAAGGACGGCAGAACATTAGGAACTCAAGTACAAATATCAACAGGAAGCTATTTTAACGAAGTCGGATCTATGGATGTGTCGGGTTTTGTGAATAAGGTTTCTGGGTCTAATTCTACTTTGGGCCTAACTGTAAGCTCTAATGCATCCTTCGCATCAAACGGTACAGTTGAGTACGCAGTAACCTTATCAAAGGATGACGCACTATTCGCTCATGCTTATGGAGGTATTTTTCATTTGGGCATGTGGACGATAGACATGAAAGAATCTCTTCTCAATGGAAATACACCTCCGTTTGCGTTTAGTGTACTAAATAATCCTAGAAAGTACAGGTTGTTTTGCAGAAAAGGTGTGTCCAAGGATCTGACATACATAGAAGACATTACAGCATACCAAGATCTAACAATAAAGTGGAGGCTTCACTTCCTATGAAAAATTTTACAGAAGACTTAGGTATTAACGGGCACCTTACCATCATAAAGAAGATGAGTACGGGTGAGGAAGAAGTCTTACTTGACGACCCAAATATAATCGTTTCTGGTATGGGCGTCGGGCTGTCTTACCTTTTTACCGCAGAAGGATCTAACAACATATTAGATTATCAAATACAAAAATTTCAACTAGGCATTTCTGGGCCTCCTGAAGGTGGTGTTACTAGCGGGATCAATGAGCTTTCTGGGGCACTTTCCTCTACGGATCAATATGGAACAGGAAGTAACTTAGCTCTGTTCACAGGAACGCAAATAGTAGGCAATACAACGGAAAACAACAGAGTGTTTGCAGAAATTCCAGCGAGTAAAATAACTAGAATAAACGAAAACTCTGTCAGGTACACGCTAGTTGTTGATGAAGAGACTGCTAACGGTATTGAAGATGGTGGGCAGGAAAGAGGAATAAATGAGATTGGTATGTTTATGAAGAACCCTACGGGGTCAGCGGATGACCGACCCATCTTAGTTTGTTACAGAACATTTAGTGATATAATAAAAACTAATGATTTTAGTTTAATTTTTAGGTGGACAATAAACTTCTGATATGGCATTCAACCCAAACGACATCTATACAAGTAGCGGTAGCGTAGTATTATTTAATGCTTGGACACCGTATGTATCCAAGTTCGATACTAGCACTTTTTACAATTGGGAGCAGGACAACGTGCCTCTCTACGACTTAGAGGAGCGCACCTACGAGCTTTGGGAGCAAGGAGGATTCGCCACTTCTGCGGGTGTTCCAGGAATAGCTTTAACAGTCTCGGCAAATACTCCAGAGCTAACCCTACAACAGAACCCGAACATTTTCGTTGATGTAAGCTCTGCTATTGCTGCTATCCCTAAGGTAGTAAGGTTCCCTGTTCTTGTTGAGGTTGCTAACTTCGGTGATCTTGGACCATTAGAGTTGCACAATTTTAGGATTGAAGAAGAAGGATCAATCGAGATTATAAACAGAAACTATGCAAGATCATACAACGCATCTTCAGATGTTAGGGCTATAGGCACACCCTCCCAAGGACAATACTTAGAAGTCCCAACTACAATAAGTTCTCTTGATTTGAGTAATACATTGAGTGATACTTCTTGTTTACATATATCTGCTTCGGTGTTTTCTGCTACTGCGGATCCTAGATTTACTCAGGTTAATTCTGTCTTCTACCCTACTCTTACGAGTAGATCCGCTCCATTGGCAGTATCTTTGGGGGATGCAAACTTCATAACAGCAACGCCAAATCGGTTTGACCCTAATGTTTTTGAAAACTTAACAACAGACCAGTCAATAG